TAACACGTTGCAATTGATATTCATCTTTATCATATGCTTTGTATTTTTCTTTAGGTTCATTTGCATAACCTTCTTCCGCATCTTCATCTCCGCAGTTAGCGTTGATGTCGTCATCGCCCTTCATAGTCATCATAGGTGCATCTTGATCGGGCATCATATCTGGACTTACTTTTTGTAATCCAGCAAGTTTCATAATTTGTGTTAAAGCAGGTAAGTCATCTGGAGAGTCTGCTGTAATTGTAATAGTTTCGTCTACTTTTTCTTTTTTAGGCTCATCATAGTAACCTATGTCTTTTAACTTTTTCATTACATCGATCATCTCACGTGACATAATTATTCTCCTGATTCTCTTTCTTTTTGTTCTTTAGCAAGACTTTGTAAAAAAGTTTCTTTGCCTTTTTCTGTAGTAACAAGTTCGTCTTTGTTAACTGCCTCGCCGTCTTTGTACTCACCATCCATTAACTTAGACTCATATGGTTTGTTTTCCTTTTCGGCTTGATATTCTTCATATGGTTCACCTGGAACTCTAATTACAATATCACTTGGACTTATGTTAAGCAAAGATGAAAGGTATTGATTTAATTCGTGTTTTGTAACTGGATAGTTAAGAGTCGTTTCATATATAGTAACTTCACAGTTATTTTTGTGTGGAAAGTCTAATGGAATATTTTGAATAGGAGTTTTCTTACCAGCACTAAAATTGCTAACTTCCCATTTCTTTAGGGCCATTTCTATTTTGTCAGCAGTGTCTTCTGACATTACATCGCCACATACTTTAATAACAAAATCGTATTGTTTTGCCGCTTCTGCAAGATACTTCTTAAACATCTTAACTCCTTAATATACAGTTATTTATCTTTTTCCGCATTCAAGATACGGTCTATGAGTGCGTTCCTATCAATTACTACGCCCTCACTGTCTACTGTTGGTGAATTATCCCCTTGTTTTTGGTCTAAATGTTGCTTTTTAAGTTGTAATTCAACCATTTTTAGTTTTTTATCCAATTTTTGACTTTTAGCATCTATGGCATGACGCAAACTGCTTACTGCTACTTCAAATACTCTACCAGCATATCTGCTGTCTACATTCATACCTAAATCCATTAGATCATCATACGTGCTTTTGGCCTTATCTGCTAATTCATCTAATTCTCTATCAGCAAGTTCGCCTAGTCCTTTTACCATAGGCAGTGCGGCAGATATTTTGTCAAATTCTGCTATGCTACGCTCCATTGGTTTAGTTTGTTTTTCTACCTTTTGTACGTCAACTTCTTTTGGCTCTTCTACTTTAGCCATTGTTTCTTTGACTTCTGGTAATTCTAACAATTCTTCTAGTTTCTTTGTCATACTATTACTTACCTTCTTTTGCCGGTGTGGAATAAATCTTTTTCCGTAATTATACGAAATCTTACTCCATTTTGTTTAGCATAGGCTCCTGCGGCTTCCCATTTTGCTTTGTTTCTTACAAACTGTGCTTGGTTGTACACATTTTTTCCTACGCTTTCTCTCATAGTTTGATTGTCTGGTTTTATTTCAACAATCTCTGCTCTAGTTTTACCATTTTTATTTTGGTAAACTATAAAAAAGTCTGGTACATAGATAGTATACTTTCCTGTAAGCGGATCTCTATAAGGTATCTTAATTGATTCGCTGGCCCATTTCGCAACAGAAGGATGTTCGTCGCACAATTTCATAAAGTGCCATTCCCAACTGCTTCTGTATGTAGGTGTTTTAGTACCTATGTACTTTCCAGGATTTTTTAAATCGTATTTTCCCTGAGCAAATTTCATTGCCATGATTATACACCATCTATTATATTTCTTTTGGCATTGTTGGCGCCGTAATTAAGTTTAGTTCCTAACGTACTGCTAACAGGTCTATTGATATTTAAAATTTCACCTAATAAATCTGTAAGTTCCATGTTAGGCGTTTGCCTTAATTGTTCATAAATTGTTTGAGGATCTACTTCGTCTATGCTACATTGTTTTAAAATCAAAGTTGTAGTTTCTCTTGCCGCAAGTTCTTGCATTCCTTTTTTCTGTAATAAACTTTCAAATTGATCTATATCGCTAGACTTTAAATTAATTTGTTTTTTATTATAGTTTTCAAAAAAATCTAAAGTGCTTTTTGCACTGTCATTGCTGTTAGAACTATTTGTGTATATATTTGTTGTCATCTATGGAACCCTTTTTACAGTAGTGTTTTGATTATTTGTAGCATTTACAGTTGACGCAGGTATAACACCTTGAGTAGTGTTAGGCGACAATGCCTGTGCTTTTGTAGTTTTATACGCATCAAACTTTGCTTCACCTTTTTGGTCTAATGTTTGTTGTGCTGACTTTGTTAAACTTTTTTCTGCAATATTTGTAATCTCTTTTCGCACACCTTCTTTAGTTAAATTTTTTGCATTTTCATAAACATTCTTTGCCTTGATTGCTGTTCCTATAAGTGCGAAAGGATCTGTGTAAGTGTCTGCACTTGTTAAACTTCCAAATACGTCTAGGCCGCCTGCAAGTACACCACCACTGCCAAAGAAGCCGGCTGTACCACCACCCATAATACTTAATGGACTAGGTGAACGATCGTAATGTATAGCGGCAAATCCTGCAGGATTATCTGTGCTTATTCTTCCTGTTGCGTATTTTATTCCTTCGTATATAACTGTCATTTGATTTTCTGCTGGTTGTGAACTACCTGCAGTCATAGTAGGTGGATCCCAACTTTGTATCATAGGATTAATCAAAGTAAATTCATAAAATCTATGTCTGCTTAATTGATAGATGCTTATTCCTTCTCGCATAAAAAAGTTTACGTTTCTATCACTGTTCAAACCAAATTTTACAAAGTTATCTGATTTTTGATATGGTGTTTGTTTGTATAATTCTTTATAATATAGACTGTCGTTGTAGTTTGCTTTAAAATATTGTTGCCACAAACCATTTGTTAAACCATCGTTGTCATCATGAAAATTAATATTTACAGGTGCATACGTTACTGCTGTTTGATAGTTTGCTTTTTTACCATATTGATTTTTTGTATCAGTCTGCACTTGTACACCAGGAAGTTTTACATCTTTAACCAACATTCCACATTCTATTTGTGGCTGTCCTTTGTTAAAGGCCGCGTCCGGTGAACGTATTGCCGCATTTTGTATATTAAAAACTACGTGATATAAAAATTGTACCTTAGGTGCAAGACGCATATAATCATCTTGAAACAGTCTAGCGGCGTGTTGATAGTCCGCCATATCGCCTTTGCTTTGAAAGATTCCGTTGAATACGTTACCTAAGAATTTTGTAAGTTTTGCCATACTATTATTTAGTCGTAAAAAAAGGCCGAAGATTTTTAGTGTCTACGGCCTTTTATATTATGCGAAATCTAATGATGCTTTAACAGTACAAGTTACTGCTGTCATATCAAAATTATTATCACCGTATGTTGCACCGTATGTAATAATTTCGTCTTCAATTTGTTCTACAAGTGTTTCAGCACCAGCACCATCATAGTCTAATGATGGATTTGATTGTTCTACTGCAATCATCATCTTTTGGTTTGACCCATGTAAGTCACCTCTAATAACAACTGTTGCGTACTTGTTACAAACTTCAATACATTTTTGAATTGCTTCGTTAGGACCAACTTCAGCGTTAGCCGCCGCACCAAAGTCAATTTCAAAAAATGTTAAAGGCTTCATGCCAGCATAATTGATAACTGTAAAGTCTTCACCTGGATGTACTTTAATTTGTCCTGCCATTTGCTAACTCCTTAACCTGTCGCTAACGTTCTAATTGTTCTGCCAACTGCTTGACCTAAGCCATCTGGTTGTCCAGCACCATTAGTTTGAATAGCATTATCGTATTGTACCTGAAGTTGAATATCAACTGGGTTAGAATCACTGTATGACAATTGGTTGTAGTTAATATCTTGTATGAAACAACCTACTAACTCGAAAGTTTCTAAAACGCCAGGAGCATTAGCGCCATTACCACCATCAAGTATTTCAATTCTTCCTTTGAATTTATAATCGATACCACTAGCCGCACTTGACTGTTCAAAAAAGTCAAATTGCTTTTGTAACTGCTCACCACAAAGTTTGTTAACACTGTTGTTAACATCATCTCTGATAGTGATCGTTATTGGTTGCCATGTATGTTTACCAGCATAGTAAATTTTTGAGTTGTACACGTCTAACGCGATTGACTCAAAGTTTACATTTGGTCTAGTAACATCTATTACCTGTTTAGTTAATTCTACAACAGGACTACCAGCACCGAAATTTTCAAGTGACAGTCTAAAGCGATACTTTAGTTTTGGCATCAACAAACCTTGTGAGTTTGCAGATTGGTCACTTGCTAATGGTACTGTAAATCTTGATAAACTTGAAATTGCCATTATATTGCTCCTTTTACAGTTTTATTTATCTCCATTATTGAGCCCCTAAAGTAGCAATTTCACCTGTGTTCTTTAATCTCAATGGAATGTAAATGAACTCCACTGCTTTCACTGGTTCTATCGCTATATCTAAGTATAACTCATTTCTGTCAATTCTTGAAGGTGTGTTGTTTGTTTCATCACACACTACTAAGAAATCGTACAGTGCTCTTTGTCCAACTAACTCAAGTAATAGACTTTCTGCCGCTTGTTTGATCTCATCACGTGTAATTTTATCGTTTGGTTCAAACAAGAATGGTTTAGCCAACAAGTTCAATTGACGTCTTAAGTATGCAACTAATCTTGCAACGTTTATTCTGTCTAATGCACTTGCATTTCTGGCTCTTGTTACTTGTCCAAAGTTTACTAAACCGCTTCCAGTTATAAATGTAATTGGATTTAGTTTAGCACCTTGCATTGTGTCTCTTGTACCATCGTTAAGTGAAACTGGTTTAAATTCACCTTCACTGTCAATGAATCCAACACTTGATGCGTTGCTAATACCACCACGTCTTGTACCTGCTGGTGCAAACCATGGAAACGATACTTGATCGCTTAATGCAATAGTTCTTAGCATCATGTGACTTGGTGGAACAACAATATTGTTGCCTGACAAGTCTGTTGTAAATCCTGACGGATAAAAAGTTGCCATGTATTCATCATATGTTAAGAAACCATCTTCACCATCTGCTAAAGCATTGTTTGAGTTGTTTCCATATGACTGAAGTTCAGTAGCACTTGATCCTAATCTAAATGGAGTGTCTGCTACAACAAAGCCTGTGATACCTCTGTCAATGTTTAGAGATACTAGGTTGCTTGTAAGTTCTGGATAACCAGGTGCACTTAACAATGTGTATGCTCTAGTTTCTTCATCTCTGATATCATC